TTAGCTTTTTAAGTCAGATCCAACGGCTCGGGGCATGGGTGGGGCAAAAGAGGATAATTTCTGGTTCAGGATTGTTACCTGATCCATATTGTTCTCTGCCATCCATGATCCGTAAACTCTGTACACCATCTGTGCGTCAGAGTGACCCATCTGCTTAGCGATAAAATTTGGGTTAGCTCCAGCTGCTAATGACCAGCATGCATATGTGTGCCTGGACTGATATGCTTTGCGGTAGCGAATTCCGGCGCGCCGCATTGCTGTCTCCCAATTTTGGTTTATCGATCCAACCGCGTAATGATGCCCTGCCAGGCTATTGCGCGTTACTACCTGCGGATTGAACACGAACGTGCACGGATGCATCTCAGACCTGCCATATTCCCTGAGCTTCACCGTCACTTCGTACTGCTTTCCTAACCTGGTCATTTCGGCCTGGCTTCTGAGTACGTCTATCGCTGGCTGAATAAGGTTTATTACCCTGTTGGTTCCAGCCTCTGTCTTTGGAAGTGTGAATTCCTTCGTCAGAGTATGGTTTCTCCGGATGGTCATTGTTCCGGCCTTCAGGTCTATATCCTCCCATGCCAGTGATACCAGTTCACCATGCCGGACGCCGGTATAAACTGCCAGCGACCACATATTCCTGATCTGCTGGTGACGACATGCTTCAATCAGCCTCATGAACTCATCCCTTGTAAGCGGATCGGGTTCGGTGCGCGACTTTTTGAGAGCGGTGATACCTGTAAAGGGATTGGCAGCTATGTACCCACTGTCAGCGGCAAACTGGAACATGCCGGACATGATGTTCATGTAATTATTCACTGTAGGAACAGAGCGCCCCTTTACCGGTGTTCTGTGTCCACGCTTCATTACCTGATACCCGGTAAGCAAATCCTTCCTTATGAAAAGCAGGTCTTCTTTGGTAATAGAGGAGGCGAACCTTTCCTCTCCCAGTCTCGGCACCATGTTCCGCGCGATAGACTTGTAGCGGCCCATTGCATTGGTGCTGATCTCCATCTTCTTCAGCTCAAGCCATTTCCTTGCCAGCTCAGCAACGGTGATCTCCTTGCTCTCCATGCCAAACTTTTTCAGGTTGGGTGAGTCAGGGAACTGGGATGAATAATTAAAGTTCCCCGTTTTAATGGCGAAGCAAACCGATGAGCGTAACTCTCCAGCCATTTTCCTGTTTTTCGGTATATCAGGTACACCAAGGTTTTCCCTGACCCTGGCTCCTTTATAGATGAACCATATGCGCAAATTGCCGCCATGGTTTTCAACGCCTGTTGGGTATGCTGATTTAGCCACATTTCCCTCCTGACGCCCAAGAGCGCGTTAAGCATAAACGGATCTTCATTGCCGTGCACCAGGCTGTTTCTTCGACATGCTCTCCACCCACATATCGATCGCCTTACGGTTGTACATGCACTCACTATTTGTCTTGGGCTGTCCGTCAGGAGAAACATGTAGATATTCACGTCCAACCATCCATGACTTCTTACGTGCAGCCTCAATCGTACCCGGGCGCAGACCGGTTATTTCAACCAGCTTTTGCTCTGTCACCCAGTCATTTGGTACAACTAAAGTAAACTCGCTCATGGTTATCTCCAGGCAAAAAGAAACCGCCCTCAGGCGGCTGTCGTAGATTCGCTATTCACGATGTCGTAAAACTGACCATATGTTAGCTTTTGGAAGTTATCAGGAATTACGACCTTCCCATGGCGATCCTCTATGTTATTTGGGATGGCGAAAACAAGGCAGTCATCACGGCCCGGATGTTTGCCACCATACGTTGATAACATTGCAAAGCCGAAGCCGATCCCGGACTGACCACCGATACCAGTGCGCATAATGCCGTAGTGGTTAACAATATAGTCATTCCATTCAGGTAGTGATTTCAGTTTTGTGTTTGCTTCATGCATCACAGCATCGAGTTCCTTATTGTAAGCACGTCCTTCCTTTGTGTTGCCTTTACCCCTGCCAAGAATTACCCGCTTACCATCAAGCATCTCTTCGCGCTTAATGGTCATGGGGCAGGGGAAGGGAAATCCTTTTTCCCAGGCAAAACCGTTAAGCAACCCACCGCCGCCGCCCCATCCGCTAGAAGTAGTCCATGCAATAGCTCCAACCTTGCTCGCTGCTTCAGGTAAAATTGCGTTGCGCTGCTTTGCGATCGAATCGTATCCAGCAATCAGTGCCTTGACGCTATCACCTTCCACCTTGTAGTAATCGTAATGCTTGCTCTGGTCTGACATATCCTCTCCTTACGCCAGTTTCTTATACAGTTGCGGGCCATCCGTCGTGGCAGCCCTCAGTTCGTGTTCTGCGTGCGATGTAAACGTGCCGTCATCCCATTCGACTCGATACCACGTCGGCCTCCCTTCCTGCTCTGTCACACCGTCAATCACTCCTTTTATATCGCCTGATTTGTGCTTCACTAATGCGCCCACAGCAAATTTAGCCATAGCTGACCCTCTGACATTTGCGAAAGAGAAGAGATAGCCATCCATGCGATGAGAAGCATTATCCCAATTGCGACAAGGTTGATTTGCATATGCTTTCCCAATAAAAAGCCCGCACATCGGCGGGCTGATTGAGACATGTCACGGATTTAGTCTTTCAGGAATTCTTCAGTATGAATACCAATTTCACCAGTAACCAGCTCCGCACTGGTTGAATCGATGATGACTGAAGCATGCGGATTTGAATTTTCGTTAAGCCATTTGATAACAGGCTTTACCACGTCTTCGAATGATGCGGTCCGAGCATTACCGGCAAAGCAGTTCGTGCAAGCTTGGTTATGAATTTCCTGCTCAATTGCAAGAATAGATGCTGCTGGGGCTGCGGTTGATACCATGATTTTCACCTTAAAAAAATGCCCTCACGAGGAGGGCTAAATGGGGGATAACGGGGCTTGGTTCGCACCCAATAGCCAGCTCATAACTGGCTATCAGTTGCGTCAGTCGTCTTCATCTTCATCCCAGTCCTCGTCGTAATATGGCGAGGCGAGAAGAGGGTTAGTTGCGGAAAGGATTTCACCAGCTGCACCTTGGCGCTGAAGTCGACGAAGCGCCTCGTATAGCTCGAAGGCCTCGGTTCGCTCGTCTCCAATTTCGAGGGAGCACGCAACCTTGTGCGCCTCGGTTACCAGGGTTGATAGCTGGTTTCTGATGTCCTGAATGGTGCTCATAGTTCTCCTCATGCCACCCGCATAGCGCGCAGCTGTTTAATGTGTGCTGTGGTTTCGATGTCATCCCATATCTGCTTTAACTCCGCACCGTCCACATATTCAAAGTCAGCGTTAAACCGCATCATGCTGGCTATGCAGTTATGACCGTTTCGCTGATAGTGAACTGTGTCTGATTTGGTGCTGATTATTTTGCAGAGATGACCGTGGTGGTCGGTGTAGAAGCTACCGGGCAGGATTATCCTGAACATTGCGCACCACCTTAAATTCGATTACCCATACCCACGGGTTTGCCTTCCAGCTTCCTTCGCCGTAGATGGATTCCCAAAGCTGCGCAAAGTTGTCATACGGAGTCCATACTTCACCGCCGCTATCCGGGTCAGAGTATGTTGGCCGCCATCCGGTAAGCTCCATGCCTTCCGCCTGAGCATCTTCCTGGCTGATAGAGTTCAGCCGTTCCACCCGCACGCCGGTAATCTCCAGCGTGATACGGCTGGCCCAGCGAGGCATGTGGATTGATGGGGTCCATCCCTCAAGCGCCTGAGCGTTATTGGGATAATCAGCGCGGTACTCACAAAGGTCGCTCGCTTTATCTCGACCATCTTTGATGTCTTGGATTTGATCATCATCGAGATAATGTCCAGAGAATGTCTCCCGCACCCAGATGCGATCGCCGACGGTACCGAAAGGACAGCAGTGCTCTTGAAAGAAAAGATGGCAATCGGCAATAGGTGAGTTACCTGGGGCGAGGTCAGAAACGTGCACCATGCTTTCTAATTTTTTCGATGAAAACCAAAAATCTCCCGGTCGTGATTTCGATGGCTCCGGCTGCACTTTCATGATCCGCCGCGTCTGAGTCTTGCGCCCGTCGAGGATGGCGCGCACCATCTCGCCGTTAAAAATCATTCCGCGCTCTTTCACAGCTTCCCCCTCTGCTTATTCTTCATCTCTATTAACCGCTGGCAGTCACTGCACGCCTTGCATCCCGGCACGGCAACCCGGCGCGGCTCTGGTATGTCCTCTCCGCACGATTCACAATGCTTTGCTGATACTGCGTTACGGTTGATGCGGTGAGCGGCAATAGCGTTTTCGCGCATCATCTCTTCGAGAGAGCTGGCCTGATCGATTATTTCAGTCATGCTCGCACCCACCCCTTACCTCGGATGCAACGAATCAGGCCTCGCTTTTTCAAAGCCTGCAATCGGCGGTCTAACACGCGAAATCCTTCATACTTGCGGGTCGATAATTTTTCGCATTCATCAAATACATCACGCACATAGATGCCCATAAAAGGAGCGGGGTGGCCGCCGATTTTATTTAGGATGATTTGGTCCAATTTTTCGTACTTGCTCAT